GAAGGAATGCCACCAGCACCTGTTGGAGGTGAAGGAATGCCACCAGCACCTGAAGGAGAAGGAATGCCACCAGCACCTGAAGGAGAAGGAATGCCACCAATGGGTGACGAAGAAGGTATGGGAATGCCACCAGCACCTGAAGGAGATGACATGGGAATGCCACCAATGGGGGACGAAGAAGATATCGATTCAGATGAAGAGGTTGGACCAATGAGTTTAAAAATGATTCAAAAACTAACCGGAAAATTAAGTCAAAAAATTCGGTCTTTAGATAAAGATAAGGGAATGGATTCTCAAGATATCAAATATGTTATTAATTCAATCATATCTGCAATTGATATGAAAAATTTAGATGATGACGATAGAGAAGAAATTGTAGATAAAATTGAAGGGTTTGACGACGAATACGGAACTGAAGGTGAAGGTGAACTAGATTTATCTGGTGAAGATATAGGTGATATGGGTGATATGGGGCCGGAAATTGAACCTGAAATAGGTGATGAAGGCGGTATGGGGGCTGAAATTGAAGAACCAAAAGAAGGATACCAAAACGTTATGGATTCAATTTTTTCCGAATCAAAAATAGATAGACTATTATCCAATTATTTTAACATTAAAACAGAAGAAAAACCAATCATAGAACATAAAACTAAAATGGACTATTTGGGTAAAAAAATACAAAAAATTGAACAAAAAAAAGATTTAGTTAATTTTTCAGTTACTACCGCACAAGAACAAAAAGCGTTAAGTCTTTTTGAAGGATATGCAAATACAAGATTTATTGGAAAAACAAATAAACAGAATTTAGTTTTAATCGTTAACGGTAAAGAAGTTAAAGTTACACCAAACGGAAGAACTATATGATATTAGTATTTATAAACGAGTTAGGACCTAATTTTAAAGGTGATAATATATATGAGTTTATATTTTCTGATGTTGATGATGTTTATGGTGAAGAATGGGATAGTGAACCAGCAAATGGTAAACCAACACCACCAAAAGTTGAATTTATTAAAAGGGTTGGGGTTTTAAAAAATTCTGAAATAGAATTAGACTTAATACAAAATTCTGATTTTTTTGGAATGTATGACTCGGTTGATGGTGTAATTTCGTTAGGTTGGGAAAAACCTGAAAATTACGAAGGAAAAAGATTAGTGTTTCAATACGGAGAAAGTATTGAATCTGTTGAAAATAAGTTATACGAAAAAGATGTCGTATTAAAATGGGAAAAAAATTTAGTACAAGATGAAACATATGAATCCTAAATTAGCGAGACTTTTAAATGAAGGGTTTTCGATTACTACACTTGAAAAATTAACTTCAAAACAAATTGGAGTTTTATATGAAAAAGTAAAAAAATCTAAAGTTGAGATTGAAGAGCAACCAAAACCAATTGAAAAAACCGTAACGTCAAAAGTTACTGAATTACCTTCTGGAACTAAAGTACCTGTTGGAAATGCTACCGTATCAAATGAAGGTGGTAAAACAATTATCACACAAACAGAAAATGAATTTAAAGAATCTGAAGAAGAAGATGTGTCTGATGTAACTAAAGGTGAAGATGACGAAGACCCAATCCAAAAACAAGGGCCTGATGGTATGGATGAAGTAGAGGTAAATGAAAAGGCAGTTTCTAAACAACAACAAAAAATTATGGGTTTAGCTCTTTCAGTTAAAAGGGGTAATACTCCAAAATCTAAAGTTTCTAAAAAAGTTCAAGACATGTCAAAAGAAATGTCTAAAAAAGATTTAAAAGATTTTGCATCAACAAAACACAAAGGTTTACCTAAAAAATCGGAAAAGAAAGACGATGTTAAAAAAATAGAAGAAAGTATTATGGTACTTATTCAAAACCATTTACCTGCACACACGACGAAAGGTGAATTATTAAAGTCGTTGAATAAAAGAAAAGGATAATGAATGTCTTTATCAAAAGAACAAATATTATTAGAGTATGCTAAGTGTATAAACGATACTCCGTACGCACTTAAAACCTATCTACAAACTTACGATAACACACAATCTAAATACGTACCGTTAGAATTATTTAATGACCAAGTTACGTTGGTTAAAGATTACGATACTTGTGAAGAAAATATCGCGTTAAAATATCGTCAGGCTGGTGTATCTACCGTAACATCTGCTTGGGCATCAAAAAGATTAGTGTTTGCAAAAAAATCAAAACCAGAAAAAATTCTAATTATTGCAAACAAAATGGACACCGCCCAAGAAATGGGAAATAAGGTTAGAGCGTTTGTTGACCAATGGCCATCTTGGTTAGGGGTTAGTTTTTCTGTTGAAAAAAACTCTCAAAGACATTTTAAATTAACAAATGGGTGTGAAGTAAAGGCCGTTGCAACATCAAAGGATGCCTTGCGTGGTTATACGCCAACAATATTAATATTCGATGAGGCTGCGTACATTAACGCCGATGAAGACTTTTGGTCTGCATGTATGGCGTCTTTATCAACAGGTGGAAAAGTAATTGTGATTTCAACCCCAAACGGGTTTGACCCAATTTATTATTCAATATTTAGTCAGGCAATTAAAGGGATGAATGACTTTAGGATTACTGAAATGTATTGGTTTCGTGACCCACGTTATTCTAAAGATTTAAAACTTATTAAATGTAATGATATTGTTCATTACATGTTAAATCGAGGAGATTATAATGATAGTGAAATTATATTAGATTATTCAAACATTAAAGTAGAAAATAGGGATTTTCAAGAGATTAAATTAAAAATTGAAAACGAGGGGTATAAACCATATAGTTCTTGGTTTGAATCGATGGCTAAAAAATTGAAGTTTGATAAAAGAAAAATATCACAAGAACTTGAATGTAACTTTTTAGGTTCAGGGGATAGTGTTATTCCTCCCGAAACCATGAAAAAAATTAAAGAAACCTATATTAAGGAACCCGAAAACAAATTTATGGGTGGCGCAATTTGGCAATGGAAAGAACCGGTAGAGGGACATCGATATATAATGGGTGTCGACGTTTCAAGAGGTGATAGTGAAGATTTTAGTACCATATCTATTATTGACTTTGATGCTAGAGAACAGGTATTAGAATATATCGGAAAAGTTCCACCTGATGTCTTGGCGGAAATCGCGTTTAAATGGGCAACAATGTATAATTCATTTATTGTTACTGATATTACTGGAGGTATGGGAGTATCCACTTCAAGAAAATTGCAAGAATTAGGATATAAAAATCTATACATAGATGGTGTTAACCCTGCAGACAAATGGAAATGGGATCCAAAATCGCAAGACAAAATACCAGGGATTAACTTTAATTCAAAACGTGTTTTAATAATTCAAGCATTTGAAGAAGCTTTAAGATTTGATTTTGCGTTAAGGTCACAAAGACTATTTAACGAACTTAATACGTTTGTTTATGTGAATGGTAGGCCTGACCACCAAAAAGGACAACACGATGACTTAATCATGGCATTTGCTATGGCTGTGTTTGTTGGTGAAACTTCTTTTGCTCAATTAGAAAAGGCCACAGAACAAACAAAGGCGATGTTGGAATCTTGGACTACTGAAAAAAACACATTTAAAGATAGTTCTCAAAATTTTAATCCTGGATTACCCGCCAACATCTATAATAACATGAATTATGGTAGACAAGAAGTAACCAAAAGCGATTATGAAAAGTATTTATGGTTATTCGGTGGAGGAAGAGTTTAATTTACTACAACTAACACTATCATTTAAGTAAAAAAAGATTATGGCACAAGATAAAATGACGGTATGGCAAAGGTTAGGTAAGGTTTTTGGACCTAATGCCACTTTGGACCAACAATCACCTGTCTTTAAGTTCGACAAAAAAGAACTATTAAAAACGACAGATAAGGATGAGTTTGAAAGGGAAAAATTACAATCACAACAAACAATGTACATTGGTAAACAATGGCAAAAGGTTGAGGGTAATTTGTACCAACAGGCGGTTTATTATGAACCAACAAGGTTGGCTTCATATTATGACTACGAAAGTATGGAATATACTCCTGAAATTTCAGCGGCTTTAGATATCTACGGTGAAGAATCTACAACGCCAGATAAAGACGGACATATATTACAAATTTATTCAGAGTCAAAAAGAATAAAATCGGTATTGGCCGATCTTTTTAATAATAAGTTAGATATTAATTCTAACTTACCTATGTGGACAAGAAATACTTGTAAGTATGGTGACAATTTTCTTTATTTAAAATTAGATCCTGAAAAAGGGATTGTTGGTTGCCAACAATTACCAAATATTCAAATTGAAAGATTAGAAAAGGGGATGAAATTCCAACCTGACAAGTATTCCCAAGAAATGGAAAACGATGCGTTAAAATTCACTTGGAAAGAAAAAAATATTGAATTTAATACTTGGGAAATTGCTCACTTTAGATTATTAGGTGACGATAGAAAACTACCTTATGGTACATCAATGCTTGAAAAGGCGAGACGTATATGGAAACAACTTCTTTTATGTGAAGACGCAATGTTGATCTACAGAACATCAAGAGCACCTGAAAGAAGGGTGTTTAAAGTATTTGTGGGTAATATGGATGATAAGGATGTTGATGCGTACGTACAAAGAGTTGCAAGTAAATTTAAAAGAGATCAAATTGTTGATGGAAAAACAGGTAATGTTGATATGAGATATAACCAAATGGCGGTAGATCAAGATTACTTTATACCTGTCAGAGATCCAAACGCACCTAATCCTATTGATACTTTACCTGGAGCTACTAATCTATCGGAAATTGCCGATATTGAATACATCCAAAAAAAGTTATTAACGGCGCTTAGAGTAC